AAGTGGATTAAGCCGAATAATATTTTAAACAATTGGCGAGTAACTAAAACCTGTTTGCGATTAGGTAGCAAGATTATAGGTAAGTGTATGATGGGTTCTACATCCAATGCACTTAGCAAAGGTGGAGATAATTTTAAAAAGTTATATAATGACTCTGATGTCAATAGTAGAAACTCTAATGGTCAAACCAAGAGTGGGATGTATTCACTTTTCATACCTATGGAATGGAATATGGAAGGGTTTATAGATAGATATGGAATGCCTGTTTTTAGAGCACCTGAAAAACCTGTGCTTGGTGTTGATAATGAAATGATAAGTCAAGGTGCTATTGATTATTGGGAAAATGAAGTAGCATCATTAAAAAGCGATGCAGATGCATTGAACGAATTTTATCGTCAGTTCCCAAGAACAGAGTCCCACGCATTCAGAGATGAAAGCAAACAGTCTATATTTAACTTAACTAAAATATATCAACAGATAGATTATAACGATGCGTTAATACAAGAACATCACCTTACAAGAGGTAGCTTTCATTGGAAAGACGGCGTAAAGGATAGTCAGGTTATATTTAGCCCTGATAAAGGGGGTAGGTTTAATGTAGGTTGGACACCAAATAAACATTTACAAAATAGAGTAACTGAAAGAAATGGGACTAAGTATCCTGGAAATAATCATATAGGTGCATTTGGTTGTGACTCATATGATATTTCAGGTACTGTAGGTGGTGGAGGTTCTAATGGAGCATTGCACGGCGTTACAATGTTTAATATGGATGAAGCTCCAAGTAATGAGTTTTTTTTGGAATATGTAGCAAGACCACAGACGGCAGAGATATTTTTTGAAGAAGTTTTGATGGCTTGTGTTTTTTATGGTATGCCAATACTTATAGAAAATAACAAACCACGTTTGCTGTATCATTTTAAGAATAGGGGCTATAGAGGATTCTGTATGAATAGACCTGATAAATCTTATAATAAATTATCTAAAACTGAACGTGAATTAGGTGGCATACCTAATAGTAGCGAAGATGTTAAACAAGCACACGCAGCAGCAATAGAATCTTATATAGAAAAGTATGTAGGTTTTGATATAGAGGGCAATTATAGAAGTCCTGATGAAATAGGATCTATGTTGTTTAGTAGAACATTAGAAGATTGGGCTAAGTTTGATATAACAAATAGAACTAAGTTTGATGCAACTATAAGCTCAGGTCTAGCAATTATGGCTACCCAAAAGCATCTATACACTATAGAGAAAAAACAATCAAAAATAAAGATTAACTTTGCAAGATACAGCAATAAAGGAAATATTAGCGAAATTATTAGATGAAGGATGTTAAAATAAACATATCGTCTACAGGGTTTCCAAGTCAATTTGTATCTGATGCCGAAAAAGCAACAGATGAGTTTGGATTACAAATTGGACAAGCTATTCAGTACGAATGGTTTAAAAAGGATAGCTCACAATGTAGATTTTATAGCCAATGGGGAGAGTTTCATAGACTTAGGCTATATGCTCGTGGAGAGCAATCGGTTGGAAAATATAAAAACGAATTGGCAATTGATGGTGATTTAAGTTATTTAAACTTAGATTGGACTCCTGTTCCTATATTGCCAAAATTTGTAGACATTGTAGTTAATGGAATGTCTGATAGATTATTCAAAGTAAAAGCATATTCTCAGGATGCTATGTCTCAATCAAAGAGAAGTAAGTTCCAAGAAATGATTGAAGGTCAAATGTTAAATAGACCTTTATTAGAAAAGATAGAACAAAACACAGGGGTAAATGCATTCACAGTAGATCCTGAAACACTTCCTCAAACAGACGAAGAATTAGCTTTATATATGCAGCTTAATTTTAAGCCTGCTATAGAGATAGCTGAAGAGACGGCTATCAATACAATGTTTGACGAAAACCGTTACGATGATATTAGAAAAAGAATTGACTATGATTTAACTGTATTAGGTATCGGTGTAGCAAAGCACGAGTTTCTTCCCGGAGCAGGGGTTAAAATAGATTATGTAGATCCTGCTAATATTGTTTACAGCTATACAGAAGATCCTAACTTTAAGGATTGTTTTTATTGGGGAGAGATTAAAACAGTCCCATTAGTAGAATTAAAAAAGATAGATCCAACCTTAACAAATGAGCAGTTGGAGGAAATATCTAAATATGGGCAGTCTTGGTATGACTACTATAACGTAGCTCAGTATTACGATAACGATATATTTTATAGAGACACTACCACTCTAATGTACTTTAATTATAAGACAACTAAGAAGATTGTATATAAGAAGAAGATTAAAGATAGTGGTGCTATTTCTATGGTAGAAAAAGATGACCAATTTAATCCTCCAACAGAAATGATGGAAGAAGGGTCATTCGAAAAAGTAGAAAAAACCATAGACGTTTGGTATAATGGCGTTATGGTTATGGGTACTAATATAATGCTAAAATGGGAGTTGGCTGAAAATATGGTCAGACCAAAGTCTGCTAGTCAGCACGCACTCCCTAATTATGTTGCAGTTGCTCCAAGAATGTATAAAGGTGCTATAGAGTCATTGGTAAGAAGAATGATTCCTTTCGCAGATTTAATACAAGTAACACACTTAAAGTTACAGCAAGTTATATCAAGAGTTGTACCCGATGGTGTATTTATAGATGCAGACGGATTAAACGAGGTGGATTTAGGCACAGGTGCAGCATATAATCCTGAAGATGCATTAAGATTGTACTTCCAAACGGGTAGTGTTATCGGTAGAAGTTACACAGGAGATGGTGAGTTTAATAATGCAAGAGTACCAATCCAACAACTAACGGCTAATTCGGGTGCTTCTAAAGCACAAATGCTTATAGGCAACTACAACCATTACTTAAACCAAATAAGAAACGTAACGGGTCTTAATGAGGCTAGAGATGGAAGTTCTCCTGATCCTGATTCTTTAGTTGGATTGCAAAAGTTAGCAGCAGCTAATTCAAACACAGCAACTAGGCATATATTAGATGGAAGTTTATATATGTATAGAACAATGGCAGAAGGCTTATCGTACAGAGTTGCAGATATATTGCAATACTCAGACTTTAAGGATGAGTTTGTAAATAAAATAGGAAAGTATAATGTAAGCATATTAGGGGACATCAATGAGTTGTACATATATGATTTTGGTATATTTATAGAAGTGTCTCCTGACGAAGAGCAAAAAGCTCAGCTTGAGCAAAATATTCAAATGGCACTATCTAAAGGCGATATAAATCTTGAGGATGCTATTGACATAAGAGAGATTAAGAATCTTAAATTAGCCAATCAGTTACTAAAAGTTAAGCGTAAAGCTAAACAAGAAAGAGAACAAAAAATGGCTGCAACGCAACAAGCTATAACTGCACAACAACAATTGCAGTCTCAGCAGGTGGCTGCACAGACTGCTATGCAAAAAATACAAATGGAGTCGCAGTCTAAGATGCAACTAAAACAAGCTGAGGTCGCTTTTGAAATAGAGAAGATGAAAAACGAAGCTATGTTGAAATCTGAATTAATGGACAAAGAGTTTAGCTTACAGGTTCAGCTCCGTAAGATGGAGGTTGATTCATTGGCTTCTAGAGAAGATAATAAAGAAAAGGCTAAGTCGGAACGAATTAGTCAGCAAAACTCTGAGCAATCAAAACTAATAAATCAAAGAAAGAATAATTTACCACCTATGAAATTTGAATCTAACGAGGATAGTCTAGATGGGTTTGACCTAGCTGAATTTGAGCCAAGATAAAACACAATTATTTTTTGTTTAATTTTGCATAAAATATAATCAAATGGAAATAAAAGTAAGAGAATTAAGTAATGTCGAGTCAAAGTCTGTTCAGGAAGTTGAACAAGAATTGCTTGAAAAACACGAAGAAAAGTTGAATGAAGATGTTGGAGCTGAAGAAACAACTGAAGTTGTTGCTGAAGAAAATGCATCTGAAGATACTCAAGAAGATACAGCTCAACCCTCAGAGCTAAATGAGGAAAGCGTTCTTTCATTTATTAAAAATAAGTACGGAAGAGATATTAACTCTCTTGATGAGCTTACAGCAGCTAAAGAATCTGAAGAGATGCCTGAAGATGTTGCAGCTTATTATAAGTACAAAAAAGAAACAGGGAGAGGTATAGATGATTTTGTTAAGTTAAATAAAAACATAGATGACCTAGACCCTGATACATTGCTACGAGAATATCTTAGCGTAACAGAGGAAGGATTAGATTCGGAAGACATTGATATGTTAATGGATGACTATGTTTACGATGAAGATTTAGACGATGAGGCTGACGTTAAGAAAATCAAAATAGCAAGAAAAAAAGCTATTGCTAAAGCCAAAAGTTATTTTAAAGAGCAGAAGGAAAAATACAGAGTTCCCCTTGAGTCAAGTGGGCGTTCTATTTCTGAAAGCGATGCGAAAGAACTAGAGGAATATAAACAATACATAGAGTCATCAAAGACTTACGAAGAAGAAGCAAATAGAAAGCGTGATTGGTTTGAGAAAAAAACTAATGACGTATTCGGAAGTGAGTTCAAAGGTTTTGAGTTCACGCTTGACGATAAAAAAATTACTTTTTCTCCGGGTGATGCTGCTGAATTAAAAAAGATACAATCAGATCCTAGTAACTTTATAAAGAAGTTCCTGAATGACGATGGTCTAATTGAAGATGCAGTTGGATACCACAAGTCTTTGTCTGTTGCGATGAATCCTGAAAAATTTGCTAAGTTCTTTTATGAACAAGGCAAAGCAGAAGCTACTGATGATGTGATACGTAAGACAAAAAACATAAATATGTCTGAACGTAAAACACCTGAAATAACTTCTAAAGGAGGGATGCAAATTAGGTCTCTGAGCAACGATTCAGGAAGAGGCTTAAAAATTAGAAGTAAAAAATAAGTTTAAAAATTAAAAAATTAAAAAAATGGCAGGTTCATTAAATACACCGGGTTTTAACTTACAGCCAAGTGCTGAGCAAGTAGCCCTTTCAACAAATTATATTACCAATTTCAATTTCTTAGATCAGTATCTTCCTGATACTTACGAAAAAGAATTTGAGCGTTATGGTAATCGAACAGTAGCTTCATTCCTTCGAATGGTAGGTGCTGAGATGCCTTCTAACTCTGACCTTATCAAATGGGCTGAGCAAGGAAGACTTCACACTAAATATGTAAACTGTACTTCAGCAGCTACTTATACGCCACCAGCGGCAGTAGCTTATGTAAATACAGCTACATTTACTATCAATGATACATTGATCCCCGGATCAGGTTCAATTGCAGTTAGGGCAGGTCAAACTATTATGATTAGCTCTAAAACAATTGTAGCTGGTGTAGCTACTACTAATAAAGCTATTGTAACAGCAGTAAACACCTCATCAGGTACTATTGATGTTGCTTTTTACGATGCACAAGGTTTTGCTAATGGTGATGCAACTAACGTTTTTGAAATGTTCATCTACGGTTCTGAGTTCAAAAAAGGAACTGCCGGAATGCAAGGTTCTTTAGAAGCTGATGATAGCATTTTTGAAAACAAACCAATCATCCTTAAAGACAAATATGAAGTATCAGGTTCTGATATGGCTCAAATCGGATGGGTAGAAGTTACTACTGAGAATGGTGCTACAGGTTACTTATGGTATATGAAATCAGAGCACGAAACTCGTTTGCGTTTTGATGATTACTTAGAGACTGCAATGATTGAAGCAGTTCCTGCTGCTCAAGGTTCAGGTGCTGATGCCGTATTAGGTAATGGTGCTGCAACAGGTGCAACAGGTGCAGGTTCTGAAGGTATTTTCTACGCTGTAGAAGATAGAGGTAACGTATGGTCAGGTGGATACCCAACTGCATTAACTGAGTGGGATTCAATTATCACTAGATTAGATAAGCAAGGTTCTATTGAAGAGAATGTTATTTTCTTAAATAGAGATTTTGGATTTGCTGTTGACGATATGTTAGCTGCTCAATCTAGTAACGCAGCAGGTGGTGTTTCTTACGGTTTGTTTGATAATGAGAGAGATATGGCTCTTAACTTAGGTTTCACAGGTTTCCGTAGAGGATATGATTTCTACAAAACTGATTGGAAATATCTAAACGATCCTACTATGCGAGGTGGTCTTACAGGTACTAATAAAGTAAACGGATTATTAGTTCCTGCTGGATCTACTACTGTTTACGATCAAGTTCTTGGAAAGAATGCTAAGCGACCTTTCTTGCACGTTAGATACCGTGCTTCAGAAACTGAAGATAGACGTTACAAGACTTGGATTACAGGTTCAGCAGGTGGAGCTATGACTAGCGATATTGATGCTATGCAAGTAAACTTCTTGTCTGAGAGAGCTGTATGTACTTTAGGTGCAAACAACTTTGTTATCTTTAAAGGATAGTAATTAATATTATAAGGGGGTTTTAAAAAGCCCCCTTTTTTTAAAATTGTAAATTAAATCAAATGAAAAATAAACAAATACCTGTAGATAAGACCTACAGATTAACATCAAAAAAAGCACCGTTGGCATTCTTCTTGCCGACAAAAAATTCAACAAGTTTCAATCTTCTTTATTTCGATGAAGAAAAAAATGAAAACAGAGCATTAAGATATGCAAGAAATCAAAAATCACCTTTCGAAGATGAGCAAGATGGAAATTCTATATTAGAACCAATTGTTTTTGAAGATGGATTTCTTTTTGTTCCTAAAAACAATCCTGTTTTACAGAAGTTTTTACATTTACATCCTATGAATGGGACTGATTTCGTAGAAGTTGATGACGAGAAAGATGCATTGAAAGATGTTGAAAGATTAAATACAGAGGTTGATGCTTTAATTGAAGCCAAAAACCTTTCTATAGAGCAAATGGAAAACATTTCAAGAGTTGCTTTTGGAATTGATCCTAGCAAATTATCTAGTTCTGAAATAAAAAGAGATATTCTTTTGTTTGCTAAAAACAATCCATCTGAGTTCTTGGATGTAGTAAATGATCCTTCATTAAAATTGCAAGCTGAAGTTCAAAACTTTTTTGACAAAGGGCTTTTATCATTTAGAAAAAATAAAAAAGAAGTGTGGTATAACACATCATCTAATAAAACAAGAATGTTAGTTGTACCTTATGAGGAAGATCCAATGTATGTTGTCTCGTCTTACTTGAGAAGCGACGAAGGTATTGAATCTCTAAAAATGCTTGAAAGTTTACTATAAACTATTAGGCATAACAGTATATACAATAAGAGTTCGATTTTCATCGGACTCTTTTTTTTTGTTATCTTTGTATAAAAGTTTACAATGATAAACTCAGTAAGAAATACAGTATTTTCGGTTCTTAACAAGAATAACTATGGATACATATCTCCACAGGATTTTAATTTGTTTGCTAAGCAAGCACAGCTAGAAATCTTTGAAAGTTATTTTACGGATTACAATACATCAATAAACAAAGAGAACGCTAGAGTGTCAGGTACAGAGTACGCTGATATGACTAAAGGTATAGAAGAATCTATAGATACATTTTCAACAATAAGAAACTTCGACCAAAAAGCATACAATAGATATTTCACACCATCTCAAACAACAACAGGAGATGATTACTATTTACTCAATAAAGTAATGGCATATACCACATTTAGGGTTAGTGGTGAGAGTGACGCATCAGGTAATAATCAATTAATTGATTCTACTGCAAGCTTTACAACGACAGTTAACGTTGGAGATATAGTAGTAAATATAGCGACACTTAATAAGGCAGAGATATTAGCAATAGTTAGTGACACTGAGCTTACTTTAGATGAGAATATATTTACGCCTTCAGGTGATGATTATTCTATATTTAAAGATGAGAGCTATGAAGCAGAAAAGGTAACTAACAGTAAGATTAGTATGCTAGCTAATTCACTGCTTACAGCACCTACTAAAACGTTTCCAGCATATTCTTTAAATAGTGATTCAATAACAGTATTGCCGAAAACAATAAATAATCCGGGTCAAATATATAGTCAGTATATTAGATACCCTAAAGATCCTAAATGGACATACAGTACATTAGCAAGTGGTCAGCCTATATTTGATCAATCTCAGCCTGATTATCAGGATTTTGAATTGCCTATTGACGATGAGATTAGGTTAGTTACTAAGATACTTCAGTACTCGGGTATGCAGATAAGAGAAACAGAGGTAGTTCAGTTTGCTAATTTAGAAGAACAAAAAGATAATCAACAATAATGGCATATATATCAGAATATCAATATTACGAAAATGGAGGAGTAGATCCTAAAGACAGTAATTGGGGATCATATCAATATGTCAGCTTGTACGATATAGTCAACAATTTTATGTTGATGTATAATGGAAACCACTCTTTAGTAAATAACGAAGAAAGGTTTAAGATATTATTTCACGCAAAGCGAGCAATACAGGAACTTAATTATGATGCATTTAAGGAAGTTAAAATATTAGAGCTTTCTGTAACCGACAACTTAAGATTTGTTTTGCCTTCGGACTATGTCAATTGGATTAGAGTAAATATATATAAAAATGGTTTATTGAGACCATTAACTGAAAATATTCAGACTAATTATTCAAATGCATATCTTCAAGATAATGATGGTAATATTTTATTTGATATAGATGGGAATATACTTAGACCTCAGTTTTCAACTATAGACTTTGATAGAATTAAAAAGAAAAAGAAAAGCATATACCTTAATCAGGGAAGTCAATTTAATGGAATGGAAGGATATCTTTACGAAGGGAATTGGTATTTTGATTATGGCATTGGGGCTAGATATGGTTTAAATACAGAAACAGCAAACGCAAATCCTACATTTAAGATAGACAAGGCTTCAGGTGTTATAAACTTTAGCTCAGGTATGAGTGGCGAGCTTTGTATACTTGAGTATGTATCTGATGGTATGGAAAGTGGAGATGATTCTAAGATTAGTGTAAATAAATTATTTGAGGATTATGTATACGCATATATCGAGTATGCCATACTAAATAGTAAACTCAATGTGCAGGAGTACGTTGTACGAAGAGCACAGAAGAGAAAAACTGCTTTATTGAGAAACGCTAAGATAAGAATAAGTAACATCCATCCGGGTAGATTATTAATGAATCTAAGAGGTCAAGATAAGTGGTTAAAATAATATGGCGAACATTACAAGAAACTTTATAAAAGGCAAAATGAATAAGTCGGTTGATGAACGACTTATACCTGACGGCGAATATATAGATGCAATCAATGTTCGTATGGGGTCTACTGAAAACTCTGAGATTGGTGTAATAGAAAACACTAAGGGTAATACAGCATTGACTACATTACAATATAATAATGTCCCGTTAAGCACTTCTGCTAAATGTATTGGTGCGTATGAAGATGGAGCTAATGAAACTATATATTGGTTTGTTCACGATAGTAATTTTCCTGTATCAACGGAAGCACCACTTGGCAAGATTGATATGAT